CTGCACCTACAGTAATTACACAGCAATCAAGAAGTGTTAATACAACACACTCAATTAGTGTCAGTGGTACTAATAGACCAATTATGCTGTCTATGCATTATTCTGGAATACAGGATGGAAACGCAACTATTAATGTAAATTTTCAGTGGGGTCTAGGTAGTTTAAGCGAGACATTTGATGCCTACCCAAGCAGAAATGTTAACTTTCAAGTTGACCCCAGTAATTCTATAACTGTATATTTAACACCAACAACAGCAACAACATTACAGTTTAAAGTTACTACAGTAAACTTAGCAAACGAAACATTCTGGGTATCAGCAATACAGTTGTAATGAGTTTTAAAGTACCTGTAGTCATTAGAAACGACTATACAATGTTTCTAGAATTACACGATGCAGCATTGTGGTTTCATACAGATGTACGAAAGTGGACATCGGAAATAAAAGTAAAGTATGTAGAAGATTTAAATATATTACAGGATTTAATAAACAGTCCTTTATTTGCACTGGTACAGCAACGAAATAAGAAACTCAGTAAATTTGGTAAAGTAATTGGTTTTAAATATGAACAACCCTTTTTAGGTAATGATAAACAAATGTATGACATCTATAGTAGGAGTAAATAATGGGTAGCTTTGCATCATTCGCAGGTCCAGTCTTTTCGGCTGTCGGAGGTCTCATTAGCGGAGGCAAAGCTGCTGACGCTGCCAGAGCACAGGCGGAAGCGCTTCGTGCTGCTGGTCTGCGTGCTTCGCAGATGGCACAGTTCCGTCCTATTGGTTTAACTACTGGCTTCGGAAGTTCTAGGTTTAAAGTTAACGAATTAGGACAAGTTGAAGAAGCTGGATATGAATTAACTCCACAGCTTCAAGCTATCCGTGATCGTTTATTAACTAGTGCTGGTGATTATGATCCTACACAGTTAGGAAAAGCAGCACAGCCTATTATGGGTGGTGCAGCTTCCTTGTTCAATTTAGGACAACAATATTTAGCAGAATCTCCGCAAGCAGCTGCACAGAGATTTGTACAACAACAACAAGAATTATTAGCGCCAAGCAGAGCAGCTCAGTTATCAGGTGTGCGTAGTAATTTATTTGCTAGTGGTCGTAGAGGCTTAGGTGTGCAAACAGGCACAGGAGGCGCTCCTACTTCTCCTGAGTTACAAGCATACTATAATGCTCTAGGACGACAAGATTTAGAACTTGCTGCTCGTGGACAACAAGCCGGTATGGAACAAACAAGATTTGGCGCTGGTCTGTTTGGTACTGGTAGTGAACTACTCGGTCAAGTACCACGTCTAACTTCTGCTGGTTATGGTCCATTAGAAACACAACTTGGTTTAGCGAGAACTGTAGAAGGACTAGGTCAGCAACCATTTGCAATGAGTCAAGAATTAGCTCGTTTACAAGCTGGTGCAGGCGCTCAAGCAGGTAATCTGTATCTACAACCACAAGCTGCTGCCGCAGATGCTTATTCTAGATACCAAAGCTATAGTCCGATAGGAGCAGCCTTTAGTGGTCTAGGTAGTTCAATGAGTGGCGGTGGTGGGTTTGGTAGTCTCTTTGGCGGTGGAGGTGGTTATTCTGCAGCTCCTTACGCTCCAACCAATCCCGGTTTCGGTAGTTACGGAGGCGGCTACTACGGCTCTTCTGCATTTTAATTAACAGGAATAATCATGGCTGACATCGTAAATAGTTTATTTGGTATTGATCCTGCTGCATTGCAACAGCAACGAGCTGCTACCGATACTGCACAAGCATTTAGATTTGCACAGTTAGATCCGCTACAGCGTGCTAACATGGCAATCTATCAAGGCAGTGCTGGTATTGGTCGAGGCATTAATCAGTTACTTGGTGGAGATGAGCAACTTAATCGTGCTACTCAAGTTCGCCAGTTAGCATCACAGTTTGATATGACTAGTGCTGAAGGTATAGAACAGTTTGCTCAAGCAGTTGCTCCGTTTGCTCCAGAGGTTGCTCAAGCCGCTATTAAGCGTCGTGATGAAATTATAACAACTGGACTAAAACAGACTAAACTGATTGCTGAAGCTAGAAAGGCTTCAACAGAGAAATTAGGGAGTCCAGAGAATCAAGCAGAACAAGCTTATTATAATAATTTATTAACTAAATATCCAGATACAGTAGAAGGTCGTGCGTTAGCTGCGGATGACTTTGCTAAATGGAAAACTGCACAAAAAGCTAAAGTAGCTGCTGCTGGTGTTCCTGTTATGCCCGGTCAAGCCAAAGTAACCGATCTTCGTACAGGTAGAGATATTGTTAAAGACCTTACCGATGCACCAAAAGCTCGTCTAGACACTGTTAAGCGTATCGGTATATACGCAAATCAAGTATTACGAGATAACCCAACGGCTGTTCCGCAGTTACAGCGTGAGCTTGTAAAGCTTGCTGGCGATAATCAAATCGGTCAGAATGAAGTTCGTAATATCCTTGGTTCTAGTGGTTTTGCTGGTAATATCATTGAGGGAGTAAATATGTTCCTTGAAGGTAAGCCAACTAATGTAAAAATTAATGATTTACTTAAAGGTGTAAAAGCTATTGAGGAATACTATGCAGGACAATATAATTCAGGAAGAGATCAATCACGGCGAGTTTTATTAGACTCACAATTTGATTCTAAAATTGTAGATAATTTAATTCCGCCAGCATACCAAACATCGGCACAAAAAGCCCAAGGCAGAGTGGCTCCTGCAGTAGGGACTGTTGTCAATGGATATTCATTCTCTGGCGGAGATCCATCAAAGCAAGCAAATTGGAAATTAGCTACACCTACAGCACAATAAAGGAATAACATGGCAGGTCCTTGGGAACAATATAAGTCTTCTTCTGTAACTACTGAGCCGGCTCCTTCTGTAGGTCCGTGGTCAGAGTACACAAAAGCAAACGAAGATGTACAAGCAGCTAAAGCTGTTAGTACTTTTGATTACATTGCTAATCAAGCTAAACTAGGTTTAACTGATACAGCGGTATTAGGAGAAGCTATTCTTGATACTTTTTTAGTTCAGCCAGTAAAAGGTTTAGTAACCGGCAAAGGTGAACAAGGCGGTATTGGAGAACGCTTTAGCCGCAATGTACAGCGTCTACAAAAGACTGCAGCAGACATCACTGGTGCAGAAACAGGAGTTAAACCACCTAGCACTTTTGCTGAGATCACTGGTGGTGGTGCTCGGATGCTCTCCGACCCAATTGGCTATGTTGGTGGCGGTATTGTTAAAGCTGGTCGTCCATTACTAGATACTGCTTCTGCCGTTACTGGTCGTGTTGTTAGCTTATTCGGTTTAGGCGCTACAGCAGAAACTGGTGGTATCGTTGGAGAAAAAGTAGAAAAAGCAGTTACTGGCGAAACTACCGGAACTGGAAGAGCTATAGGTTCTTTTGCAACTGCACTTGCTGGTATTCCCTCTGCTGCAGTTATTGAACAAACTATTAGCGGTGGTGGTAATGTTGTAAGGCAATTATATGATAAATATAAGTTTGTTAAAACTGACCCTGCTGCAGCTAACGAAGCCTATGCTTCCGGTGCAGCAAAGCGTCTATTAGAGAAGATTGCACAGCAACAACCCGGCACAAAGCTAGATGATATTGTAACTGATTTTAATCGTATCAGTAACATTATTAATAAAGAAGATGTTCCTTTAATGGTTGCAATGTCTGACAATCCTGCTGTGCGTAACCAAGTCCAGCGTCTTGCTAAAGAGAATCCAGCTTTCCGTCAGCGTGTCAATACTGAATTAGAGAATCTTGCTGGTGCTATTGATAGTAGAGCTAGTCTGCTATTCGGAGAACGTTATGTACCAGTAACAGGCGCTGAAGGTATTAATATTAAACCTTTATATGCTCGTCGCCAAGCTATCGATGATCAGATTGAAAAGCTCTCTCAGAGATTTGTTCCAACAGAAAAACAAACAGAGATTGGAAAAGCAATTGAGAACTTAGTTGAGGCTCGTCGTAAGACCGCAGCAGCCGAGATTCGTCCTACTTATCAGAATATTATTAAAGACGCTACTGATGCTAAAGCTGAATTACCTAGCGATCAAGTATCTAGTATTTATAAATTTGTAGAAGAAAATAACCTTCGTGATATCTTTGGTCGTAATACTCCAATTGATCGTCAGATTATATCTAGACTCTCCCCAACGCAGGAAAAATCTATTAATGAGTTAGGAGAAGAAGTTGCTAAAGATGTATTTAAACCATTATCTTTTGAGAATGTAGATTCCCTAAAGAGGGCTATTAACGAATTCCAGCGTGAAAGATTAACGCTAGATGAATCTCGTCGTATTAATCAATTAGAAAACTTTGTTAATGAGGCTCGTAAAAGCATTCCCGGAGACTACAGCCAACGATTAGCAGATGTAGACAAAGTATTTTATGAAAAAGTAGGTATTCCTTTCTCTGCTCAAGGTATCAAAGATATTGATTCTAAGCGTTATGCTGAACAGGTTGCTCCTGTAATTATCAAAAATAGTTCTTCTTTAAATCAGTTTTTAGGTGCTGTCGGCGATCAAGGTATTCCTATAGCTAATAATGCTGTTATTGCTGATGTTTATAATAAAGTAATTAAAAATGATGTTTTAGATCGTAAAGCCTTACAAAACTATATTCGTCAAAAAGAAGCTGTATTAGATCAGTTGCCTGAAATGAAGTCACTATTAAAGCAATCGGTTATAGATGATAGTGCTTTAAAAATTGCTAGAGTTAACATTGATGACGCTGTTAAGGTATCAGAAAAGCGTGTGGCTGATAACTTTGTATTAAGTGTTAAAGATGCTAAAGGCGTAGCTGTTCCTAATTATACTGAAGTAACAGATCGTTTATTCCGTGATCCTAATTTTTACGATAAAATTATTGATGATCTTAAAGATTTAGGTCCAGCAACTTCAACAGCAGTACGAAATGCTATTCGTGCTGAGATTGTAAATAAAGCTCGTGAGCTTCCCGGCGGTGGATTAAAGTTTTTGTCTGATCCAAAGAATGCTAAAGTAATTAATCAAATGTTTGGAAAAGGATACCAATCTGCTGTTAAAGATTTAGTTAAGTTATCCGATGCTGTGAATACCGCTAATGTAGATGATTTAAGTGCTGTTATTACAAGAAGTGAATTAGATGCGTTAGCTAAAATTGTTCCGGGATTAGATATTCCTTTTGTTACTTCTACCTTCCGTGATCGTATTGCAAGTTTACCTCAAAAAGTTGTGCGTCTAGCAACTCGTATTAATACTGCACAGTTAAAAACAGAAACAGATAAGGCTATTTCTGATTTATTATTAGATCCTCAAGGATTGCAAAAACTGCAGAATACTGCTAGAACTTTAGACTTTAAGATTAATAATCCTGCAAGTTTTAAAAAGTTTCAAGATAGTTTATTTTCTATTATTCCTAGATATGGATATGGCGGATTAAAAGAAGCAACAATACAAGCGACAGAGCCTGCAGCAGTTTCTGCTGAACCTGTTATAGAATTTGGTGATTTTGAACAATAATAAGACTATGAGCCATGTCCGACCAATTTGGTTTTATCGAAGGAGCAAAGTCTGTAACCAGTAGTATGGATGCTAGTCGAGAGGCTAGTAAATCTATTACTAAAAGCATTACCGATGTACAGAAGGACGCTGGAGCAGCAGCACAGCAGAAAGACCTAGAGCGTAAAAGACAGATAAGAGAAGCACAGGTCTTTAAAGAGCAGTATTTTAAACGGGCATTGATGGAATGGCAACGTCAAGAAACCATCCGTATCGAGGAAGCTAAAGTCAAAGCTGATTTCATTAAAAAGCATGGAACTAAACGCTGGAATGAAATTGAATCCATTAAACAAAAGATAGAGAAACAAGATAATGAACTTACTAGAGAGTTTAAAGAAGATTTGGCAAAGAGTCGTAGAGCAATGTTCATGTGCTATGCAGTGGCTGCGGTCATTGCTTGGTATTTAACTTGGGGGTATAAACAATGATTCCATTAATGGCGCTAGTAGACGTTGGGATGAAAGTCCTAGATAAGTTCATTCCTGATCCAGAAGCTAAGGCAAAGGCTCAGAAAGAGTTGCTACAGATGCAACAAGAAGGCAGACTCGCTGAGTTAAACGCTGATATGAATGAGCAAAACAATATCTCTGATCGTTGGAAAGCTGATCTTGCTAGTGACTCTTGGTTGTCTAAGAATATACGACCTATGTCTTTAGTAGCTATCTTTGTAGGATACTTCTTATTTGCCATGATGTCAGCATTTGGCTACGATGCTAAAGAGTCCTATGTCAATCTACTAGGTCAGTGGGGTATGCTTATTATGAGTGCATACTTTGGTGGTCGTACTCTAGAGAAGATTATGGATATGAAAGCGAAGAAAGATGAACCTAAGCAATAACTTTACCTTAGAAGAGTTAACTCACTCTGAAGTAGCAGAGCGTAAGAACCTAGATAATACCCCTAACGCCAGTGAGGTTGCTAATCTAACTCGATTGGCAGCCTTGCTTGAGCAAGTTAGGTCTTTACTAGGCAAGCCGATCATGATTAATTCAGGCTTTCGCTCTAAACCAGTCAATGACTCTGTCGGTAGCAAGGACACTAGCCAGCATAGGCTAGGTTGTGCTGCTGATATCAGAGTCCCCGGAATGACCCCTAAACAGGTCGTAGAGGCGTGCTTGGCTTCGGATATACCCTTTGACCAAATCATCGAAGAATTCGGCTCTTGGACGCATATAAGCGTTCCTAACGGTGCTTCTGACAAGCCTCGTAGACAAGCCTTAATTATTGATAAAGCTGGTACTAGGAATTTTGTGTAACATAATGTCGGTACTTATTAATATCTACCTACAATTTGTAACAAAATTGCCCTATCGGTAACTTTTTCTTAAATCTGCATACTTTTTAAGCAAATATTCCCGATTGGGAAATTTAAAAAACCCCGCCGAAGCGGGGCTGTTTAATCGTCGTGAGGAGTACTAAATAGGATTCTAATAACCCCTAGATCAATGACGAAATGAGACTCGTCATCAAAACTAGGAACATACTCAAACCCTATACAGAACCCAGTAATAAAGTGTAGGTTTATTATCATTTGACTGGGCAAGCTCCGCTGGCACACTCGTCGCCACCATCAAAACTAGCTTCATCAACGTGTGTAATTAATCGTGTAGAAGCCACAAGTGCATCGTACTGCTCTTTCGTGATTTCCTCCAAAGGCGCTTGGTGAAAGCCGTGTTCATTGTGTAGCAAGAATGACAAGGACTTGTGATTGTTCTTGTAGTTCTTTGCTAGATACTTCTGAATCTCAGGCAATTCTTCCTTACGATAGTACACAGTACAGGATACGCTATTGTCTGACCAGTTAGCCTGTAGCCATTTCACTAACTCTAATTGATCGATAGCGGTCATTTCAGCAGCAATCTTTGTACCTTCAGGATAAGCGAATGGGAATGATACAACCATTGTGCTGTGATCCTCAGAACCATCGAAGTTACGCTGATACTCCACAGGATAGCCATGCTCACGACATACTTGTACCAACGCATGATCTGCAGCGATACGAATACGACGGATCATGTGACGAGAATATGCTGGATGACAGCCTGAAGTAACACCCGGAAGCAACGACAAAGTCCCACTTGGTTTTACAGTGGTGAGCTTAATCGATTCAGGGAAGCCATGCTCATGACTGTACTTAAAGTCAAACTCACGAAGTCGGCGATAGGTATCATTTAACCAGCTACGTTGCTCTTCTGTTGCCTGTAGCACACCTGTAACGCCAATACCCATTCTCATGTTCTTATGCACGATGTCTTCTGTTTCTTTCAGGTGACAAGGCAGTGCAAGACTATGCTTGTTGATGCGGTACAGCAATTGGCAAACATCTAATAACTGTTCTTTGCTCTCAATGTTAGGAAGATATACTTCTGCTAAACAACAAGTTTCATAAGCAGCCAAAGACTGTTCAGCGCATGGATTATAACCCATAACATCAGGATCAGGATAATCAGTCTCACCAAGACGACCAATCTTACGTGAGAGTTTAAGGTTGATAAGACCGTAGGGTTCTCCTTTGCCTTCGTATCCGTCCCAGAAGTATTCGTGTAAGTCCTTAGTATCGCTGCAAACAACAGAATTATTAGACATAGCTCTCCAAGAAGGAATATTCCCCATGTCCCAGCGCTTAGCAAGTAGATACTCAACATCGTCAGGGTCTCCTATAGCAATCTGTGCAGAACGTCGTACATTACCAGCAACGACAATAGCACCGATAATGTTCATGATGTCAAGGCAGTCAATTGGACGTAACTTCTTACCTTTACGCTTCTCAAGGATGTTACTAATCTTAACGATGCCATCACATAAGTCCTCTGGACCTGAAGCAGTACCGCCAAAGCCTTTAATAGGCGCTCCACGACCACGAACAAGAATAGTGCTATAAGTGAATGTAGGATTGGTGTCGGCTAAGAACGCCGCTTTGAGCGTCTTACCCAATAGCTTGACCCATCCTTCACGGGAATCAGGCACGATAAAATCAGCGTCAGCGGTAGTAACACGAGTAGGAGCGCTAAAGTTAGCGTTGACCGGAGGAAGTTTATCAACATATTGCCTCTGAATGTTGTAGCCAACACCTGAGCCAAGCATTAGCAAGTCCATCGCCCATGTGAAAGGACGGACGGGTTGATCAATGACAGTAAATGCACAGTTCTGTAGACTCGCTAATCCCAAGCGATCAACTGTCTCTGTCCCCATTTGCCACAGGAATCGTCCAGCAACAGTGCCTTTCAATTCCAACAAGTACTTCCGTAGACGTTCTTGCTCGTCAGCGTCAAAGTTACACTTTAGCTGATCATTAGCAGCTTTAATAACCCGTTCAACGGTGTCGGTAAACTCTTCTGTTTTTGATTTTGGATCTGTTTCATTTAATCTCCTTGCGTAGGTTCTTTTGTATGTAATATAGCCGACTGTGCTAAATGGTGTGTTATAGGTCATTCTACTTCTTTCTCAAGTTTGTCAAAGTTGTCTTCAATTAAATCAATAAATCTCTCAACGAGATCCTCCGATGATATCTCCAGAAGCTCTAACAAATCAATCTCATTTATTTGCTTTAGTCTGTCTTTTAGATCGTGTATTGTTAATGCCATCTTTCTTTACTTTCGTTGGTTGTTGAAAATGCGTTAGGGCTTTCTCAAGTCCTTCCGTCCAAGTATCATACCAAATAGTCTTCATGCTGTCGTACCAGTATGTTGTGTCTCCTTTTGGGAACCACCTCCAGCACGCTGAACCTTCTTGTCCTATTAGGTTTGCTACAGGGACACCGACAGAGCCAGCACAGTGAGCTATTGCTGAGTCCACTGAGATAACTCCATCGAGTGTTTGAATTTGATCAGCAGTATCGCTCCAATGCTTTGATGTAATAAAGCCAT